CCGCTGTCGAAGTTGTAGGAGCAGGCGACGTATGCGAGCGGGTCGGTGCTACTTGACGCTGAAGTTCTCGGTTTGTCTGTTGGCGAGGGGCTGGAGCAAGCGTGGCTTTGTATTGCTTAAAGATCGTTGCAGTACGATTCGCGTCAAGCGACTCATATGCATTGGTCAGTGCATACTGGCGAGGCATCCCATAAACTGGGTCTACTTCAGCCAACCATGTCAGGAAACCTTGATCAATGTTCATGGCTTCCCAATCTGGAACTTGTGCACTCAGAGCAGCTTCGTAGCGGTCTTTATCAGATACTACTTGACGCTCAGTCACATTCCCCAGTTTGCCTTTCAGCTCATTGATTTCTGCACGGAGTTGAGCTTCAAGGTCACGGCTTCCCGCTAGCTTTTGCTCAGTCGCACGGTCAATCAAATCCAACAAGTCAGAACCAAATGCTTCTTTGTCTTGTTCAGTGATAAGAGTCTTAGCCGGAGCTACATCCTGTTTAGGCTGTTGTGCTTTTGCTACAGCCGCTTCTGTGATGAGTGATTGAACCTGTTGATTCAGCTCTCGCATCTGCGAATGTAAACGTGGCACCTCAGCATCGTATTTGCCTTTCAGCGCGAAGAATTTGGATTGCCAAGTTTCTTCAGATACGTCGGGTGTTGGTTTCGGATCAGTCTCTTGCGAAATAGGTTGCGGCTGTGGTTCTGGATTGGGGGCTGGGTTTGGATCAGGGTTTGGATCAGTATCCGCATTCGGTGCGGGTTGTCCATTCATCTGGGCTACCAAAGCGTCAGCTTGGTCAATTTGGTCCTGAATTACACGTGGCAATGCCATATTTCTATCTCCTTCGCGCCGACTACGCTTTTGAAAGCTCCGACTTTACGGTCAGCTTCTATTCGCTTACGGTCTGCTACTATTACATTAAAAATTAGGTTCTACGCGCCGACTTTACGGTCTGCGTTTCACCTGCGGGTTTTGGCGTACAGCATTTCTGCTTGTTCCACCATCTCAAGGAAATCCTTGAGTTCGAGGTTCCGGCCTTGCAGCCGGGACTTCATTTCTTCACCTTGAACGTCACCAAGTCTTTCGAGAGTCTCTTGGCGACGATCTTTCAAAAATTGTATCAGTGGTTGCATCTCAGGAGAACGCAGTGTTGATAAACACCGCGCCACTCTTTCATCGACACGAACCATTTATTTGCACAAACCGTCAGTTTTGGCAGATTCTTGAGAAAACTCAGAACCACCGCGCTTCAACGTAGCGAAAATGTCGCCATTGCTACCGCCGCCACCAACTGCGCCGCCTTTAGACATGCCGTCGGTTTTAGCAGATTCTTGAGTGTACTCAGCTGAGCGAGACTCTTTTGGATTAATTGCTTGCATTTGAATGCTCCTTTAATGATCGAAATGATATACCGGAAAATGATGTTGTCAACTACCAACACCGGGAATTGCTTCAAAATTATTTGTCACTGGAGCACCATTTGAAAGTTGTGCACCTTGACTGGGGTTTGGTGGTGTTCCACCTGCTTCGACTTGACCAGTTGCCTGAGCAAGCTGTTGCTGCTGAGCGAGTTGCGCTGCTTGTGCCTGCGCCATACGCTGCTTAATAATTTCCACTGGGGGAACGATGCGGTCTGGGTTCATGTCCAGAGTCTTAGCGCCTTGACGCAACAACTCTGCAATACCCTCAACACCGATGATCTGCTGTGCTGCAGGGCTGGTCAAAGCAATCTGCAGGAACTGGTTCTGACGGACTTGAGCTTGCTCTTTAACGATCAGTGAAACAGCGCCGCGTGCGACGATGTTCACATCACCTTTCAGATCAGGATCAGTGCCGTAGCGCATGTTGTAATAATACAACCGCTCAACAACGGGAGAGATCACGTTGTCATCGATATTCGCGACAACTTGCTTAATGGCTTTACCAGCATTGCTCATGAGCATGCTCATACCAGAAGCAGTACGGCCAGCACCACCTGCGGGACTGTCGCCAGTCATGTAGCGGGGAATACCTGTGTACTCGTCAGCCAGAATACTGAACTTCTCAAACACTGCCATCAACTCTTGTGACAAAGAGCTAGGCTGAAAAAACTGCATGGGTGGTGCAGAACCGGCAAGAGGATCAGAAGTCACTTGCCATACTTTCCATGGGTACATTTGTGTAATGTTCTCACCCTGTGGCAAGCGATCAATGTTGTAAACAACCTGAGGGCCAGAGGCAATAGACATGTTGTTCACCAATGCACGTGCAGTGGCATTACAAACGTCCTGTGCGTCGCGGCAGAGGTCAGCTACAGAGTTACCCCAGTACGCGCCTGGAACTTCCTCGTATGAGGCTTTGTAGTAAGGACGGCGGCCCAGTGGATCAGGGTTGATCACTGCTTTGATAACCCAGTCAGCAATGATCCATGCCTCAACAGGATACTCTGCAAGTGGATCAGGCACTTCGTCTTTAGACATGCCCCAGTCAAGCAACAACTGACCTTGTACGCTGCCCCAGAACTGCAAGGCATCAATCAGTTTAGATGGATTCTGCTGAACGCCCATGGTGGACTTACCTTCAGCAGCGGCCTTGTTCATATCAACGTAAATCCAGTCACGCAGACCGCCTTTACCATATGTCTCAAGCACCGCGCGAATAGCGCCTTCGCTATAACCTTCAACGCCAATCATGGCTTGCAAGTCAGCGCGAGAAAGTTTGTGTCGCTCGATCAAGTCGCCTTGATTAACGTCTGATGCATCAGCAGATGGATAGATGTTGAATGGGTCTACTCGTTCCCACTCCATCACCAACTCTTCTGTCTGGTCCAATGTGTATTGGCCGTCTTGTGTAGGAACCCATTTGAGTTTAGGGCGCTTACGAATGATGGGGCCTTTGATGAACGCTGATGGGAACGTTGTAATGTCATCAAGGAATTCTGAGAATGCCTTAGACCAATTGCCTTCTTGCAACTGATCTTCCATCTTCACTTCCATGCGCTCTGCTGTGCGCTTGGCTAAGTCTTTCAGATGAGACAGCGCCATGTCTTTCATCTCAAGCAAACGCTCACGCACTTGCTGATCTGTCGGAGGTGTGCCGTTCAAATACAACTGCTCAACTTCCGCTTGCGCCTGCTGCAAAATAGCTTCTACCTCGTTAGGAGGTAAGTCAGGCAACGCAGTGGGGTCAATTGTCCAAGGCTTGTCTTCTGCAGCTGTAACCAGCGTATCACGCAACCAGCTCGATGCCGCGCGGCATTTGTTCGAAGTGATCATCATGTAGATGGTCGAACTGCCCTGCTCACGCAGCTGTGCTAATTTATCTGGGTCATATTCACCGCGACGTGCACGCACTGACTTGAGCATCTTGATCTCAGCAGTCATCTGCTTGGCCATCATAGATGACATCCACTGTTTGCGAATGTATCCGTTCAGTGCTTGTACTACGGGCTGCGAGTTGGCTTGCTGTGCTGCTGCACGTTCCTCTGCCATCGCCTTGAGAGATTTAATGGTGACAAGGCCCCCCGCCGAGATAGTCCCCGGCGCGGCAGAATTCGTCATGTTCAAGCCAAGTTGCATAGTGCTACCTTACCAATTTTTTGGGATGTGTCAAGTCCACGCGTAGTCGACGCGTTTAACTTCAACGGCTTTTCTCTGCCAAGCATCCCCGGTTACGTTTCCATCCGCATGTAAGCATGCATACTGATGCGCATCAGCAATGTGGGAATGCGAGTTTTTCTCGGGCTTATCGTCCGCTTCGCCATTCTGCCTGATTTTATACCTATATCCGCCACGAAGGGAAGCAATTAAATTTGTACAGCACGGATCAATTAGATGACCTGGTTTGCCATCTACCGTACGTGTAAGCATCTTATCGACTGCATTGATACGTGCAACAACGCTGTTCGACTTGGCTGAGATGACCCTGAACCCTTCTTGGCGCAAGATATCAAACACTGATCTCTCGTCTGTCTGCGCCCTCTGCTGCCCCGCTGGGTCACCAATGATCAGCACGTTCATGCCTGGAAATCTGTTGGCCAACAGTGGTTTGAGTTTCTCTCGGCAAAACCGTAGTGTTCCCATGCCATCCGACACCAGATCAGCAAACGTCAGCAACCTACCCTGTGCATCAACCTGATTGATCGTACATGCAGGCGTAAGTCCAAAGTCCATCCCGATGATGAGCGGGTGTGTCTGCAACTTGATGTGGTTGAGCGTCTGCTTGGCCACATGGATTTCTTTGTTAAACGCCCTGAACACTGGCTGTCCCGAGAGCGACTTACCAAACTTGCCGTGCACATACACGTCGATCCAGTCTTCTGACTTACCTTCACACAAGTTCTCGTAATACCCGTCTGGCAAAAACTGCACCCAGTCAGCTTCCTGAGCCAGACCCGACGGCTGAATGGTCACGTGCATATTGTCCGGTGGATCGACCAGCAGCTTCTCCCAAAACGTATCACCGTCCGGTGGGTTGGTCGCGCCCCATACTTTGTGAATCTGCTTGCCGCTGTCATCACATGCACCCACGCCATTCATGGTCTTATCAGGGTATCTACCTAGACGACCGGTCAGCGCGTTGTAAATGTCAGGGTTAATCTCACGGAACTCATCCATGATACCGAACGTCAGCTGCAAAGACAGCAGACGGCGAACGTCGTTCGCATCATCCAGTCCCCTGAACAAAATCTCGCACTCAACGTCGTCAAACTTGAGCAAAAACTTGCTGTTGGTCTTTTCCAACAAACCTGCTTCACCGTCTGGGAACCACTTCAAAAAGTCAGGAATGGTCGTATCCCACAGCATCTGGCGGGTGTTACGAATCACTGCGCACCGACTTCTTCGGATGCCATCAGGACTGGCCTTGATCCTTTTTGCCTCATATCCGATCTTGATCAGTGACGCTGTCGTTTTAGTAGAACCCACAGGGCCTACGATGAAGTTAGCAAACTTGTCCGACGATAAAAACGGAACTACTGATACCGGCGGTGTATATACAAGATTAGCCATCTATGGTCACAGGTGTGGGTTGTTGGTTCGGAAAGTTAATCGTGATACTGAACTTGGGCGCAGTATTGGCCGTAGGGTCCACAGCCTTTTTATCTGGTTTGAGTCCAGCCACGTCCACTAGGCTGTTGAAAACAGACAGTTTCTGCAAGATGGTGCTGTCCACTCCAATGGCTTGCTTGAACATTGACGACATCATCTCTTCGGCCATGAGACCCGCCTTAAGACGGAATGTCATACCGTTGCGCTCGAACTCAGCACGCTGAGCCTGCACTGCTGTAATAAATGGTGGCCACTGCGACAAACGCTCCCACTTGTCTCCCTCAAAACCAAAACGTGCTGCTACATCGGCCGGATTCTCCAACCCCGCTGCACATTCCCACACCAACTGGGGCGGGATATCTAAGGTGACATGTGGTTCGCTTGACGTAGTGGCCAACGCAAACTCTGAATGATTCTGATGAATCAGGTCTTCATTCATTTCTTAAAGTACCCAATGATCGCGCGCCTGATCAATTCACTCACAGTAGCACCAGTGCGCTTGGACTCCAAACGCAGGGCTTCCAACAGGTCTTCGGGTAAATGAAGGTTGTATCGCTTCACTTTTTCATACCTTTTTTAGGCATTTCTTTTTCGTATTTCTTTTCCATGGCTGCGTAGCCTTTTTTAGTTGGAGCCATTTTCTTCTCAGCGGCTTCATTCTTTTTTGTGTCAGGTTTCAAAAAGGGATTTGCTTTTTTAGTGGCCATGATGCACTCCGGTGGGGTTGATGTTGGTGTGTATGTTAGGCGTAATTTTGGGTTTGTCAAGTGGTGTGTAGACGTGTGTATGTATAGAAAAATTGAATGTGTTGTATGAGCAATAGGTAAAGAAGGGCCGGCCCCCGATTTCGCGTGGTCCACCCACCCACCCCACCCACCTTGTCGGGTCAAAACCTATGGTGTAGGGCATCGTATCCCTCAACTCCACGCTCTTTAAAAAGCAATATCGGTCTAGTGTATCAATCACTTCGTGCTTCATGCCGTCATGGTATCGGGGTCAAGTGGTCGGCTAAATACATTGCATCGGTATGGATGTTTGATCATTAAAAATTTATTAGCGTTTTCGCGGTTTGGGTGAAGTAACCGCGCGGCATTACTGTATCTATAACCTAAACCGCAAGGCATGGTTTAAACGTATGAATGGCAAAAGTACGGGATACAGTTTTGAGTAGTGCATTGCATGGTGTAGTGCATTACTTGAAACTAACTTATTTAAGGAAACTTATCATGTCCGAAATCACAATCATCGACTCCACAGCTTCGTTCACTATGTCTGTGAAGAAACCCGAACGCACTGGTTCATTGGCTCGTGCCATCGCGTTTGCTGACTCAGCTTCACGCAAAACATTGGCTAATGCGATCTACTTGAAGCAATTGCAGAATGGTCAATTCCGCCCATTGGCTCGCGACATCATCGACACACTTGTGCCCAAATCAGCTCAGCCTTATGTTATGGGTCTGGTGCCTGCGACTGGTCCAATGAATCGTGCAAACCTTGTCAGCTTGTGCTCTGCTGTGCAATCTGCTGTGCTCTTGAAGGGCGCTGAGCTCAAAGGTCAAAAGGCTTTCATGTATGGTTTGGTCGAGCGCATCATTGAGTCTGACACTGCTAGCATCGTTGAGGCTTAATATGACAACACACACTTTACCACGCGGTGTCCACATCGCTCCCATGCCTAAGCTCCGCGATGGTGAAGTTGGTCGCAAGGTTCAAGGTGGCTTACCACCTGAGCCGTACCGCTCAGCCAACTGTCGCCTGACTGCACTGCACTCACGCAACCCCACACGACTGACCAAATACTCCAAGTTGGTTCGTGCTGTCGTTACATTTCGCTCGAAATGAATATTCCGTGGGGTGACCACGGAATATTAGACGGAATATTCGTAAGTTGTTGATTTGCTTACTACTATTTCCATGAATTTTCAAATTTTCAAATATTCCATATAAATAATGCACACACACGCGAGCGTGTTTGCACTAACACAATGTGTCGTGTGACCACATCACACACATATCTCACAAAACCTGTCTGACCCTCAGACTTTCACGGAATATTTGAATATTCTACCTGTATATCCATACAGCACCCAAATTCTGTGTCAACCATGCAGACTCGTAGGTAAGGAACCACTAACGTGAATATTCCGCACACCTATCACGCCTGCAAATTCACGGAATATTCAAACGCAAAACACTCACTAACTTAGGACACCACCATGAAACACACACAACTCATGTACTTGGAAATGGACTGCCTGATCGTCGAGCCCTCATTCACCGATGCCTTGGACGACACACCATACGTATTCGAATTCAATGCGACTGACAATCCATTGGATGCCGATGACCCCGAGTCATCACTTCGCTCATATTACAAACAAGTTAGGGGTTACTAACATGACAGAAAAAGAACTTGCCCAATTTGAAAAAGAACTTGCACGCCTGCTCAAAGAATTCAAAGAGCAACTCGCTGAACAAAAAGAAGATTAAGGATACACACCATGTCATCCATTCTCTACGCCATTGGCTTCACTCTAGCCTTCTGTCTGTCCGCTTTCATTGGATGGTCACAAGACATTCCACTACTTAATAACTTACTGCTCATGTTCTCAGGATTCTGTGCGGGCGGTATGGCTATATGTGTATTCGAGAATTGGGAATACAGATGAGTGAAGAACACCTGCCCATATGTACACACTGCTACGCTGTACGCGTCGAGCCACATCGCAGACACCTATC